TGCCGAGAAACCAACTCATAAAAACTATGAGAAGGGAACCGCACCTATACGATAATCAAGGACTGGGTTCCTGGGTAACACGTACCCAGAGCTCCAGGCTTGACCGTATACGGCGCTCGCTAGGGTTACGCTAGGCGCAAACCGGTCCCACCTCACCTTAAGGCGAGGGAAGGGCTGGTAGCACTTAATGTACCTGATGCCATGTTTCCAGTGGGAAAACCATCTGGAAGGGTCGTCGTCATGAATGACAATGTCTCCGAGGGCCGAAGGTCCACGGAGGCATCGAATTGATGTGGGAATTCCCAACATCACTTCATGCCAAGCAGAACGAAGACCGAGCCAGCGGAAATAGGAGGAGTCAGAGCTCCTCTTAAGGCCGTTGGCAAGAGCAATGCGGGAAAAGGGCTGATCTGGATCATCCTTCAAGTAGAAAGGGCGAACCCCAACTCCATTGAAGAAATCACCACCACAACTCTCTCGAAAGGAACCAGAAACGAAAGATTTCGTCTGATTCGTCTCAAGCCCGCAGAACTTCAACATAGCAATCACATCCTCTGAGTGTTCAGTCGGAAGGATAATGTCGTCACCAAAGACGAAAAGATCCTTACCGATAGAGTCAGCGCCAGTAATGGCGCTGATGAGACCAAGAAAAATCAGGGTCTCAAGCTCAAAGGTGAAACCATTACCCATAGAAGAAAACTTCTCGAGTAAGACCCAATGGCCGTTAAAAAACGTCTTCTTGGATCTTAAACTATCTAGTACACTGTACCAGGTATGGGGAAGTAGGAGTTTCACAAGATTCCTACTAATGGTATCGCTAGCGTTTCTAAGGTCTAGGGTGGCAAGATGGCCTCTGCGTGAGGCATCACAGGCAAGACGCCTGTGAATATCTTGTCCCTCGTCAAGGTCCACACCTCGACGGCTAAGTCTACCCCGAATCACCTTGCCATAGGCAAGTTGATAGAAGACGTTGATACTAGGCTCCACGGCAATGCCGCGGAATTTCGTAGCGTCTTTTGGAACCGTCATAAAACGGTTACCCGGGACAGACCTAGGCACCTTACCGATGTCGACGCAGGCAGAAGCCCACATCGTACCACTCCAAGGAACAAGGAATGGCCAAGCATCGGTTGTGAAAGTCGGTTCATTTGACATTTTGTCAGGGACCGTAGTCATCTGACCCCTATCGCCAAAAGTCGCGCCTGGACCAAAGCGACCCGATACAAGATCGGGGCAAGGTCCAAGGATCGAAGCTATATTTTTCCGTGCACGTTCAAAAAAACTATGCACGCCACTCTGACCGAGGTGACCTTTAAGGTCATCAAGGAGAGGGTATAGTCGTCGGTTAGCGCGCAGACAATTTTCCTCACAAAGCCGAAAATTACTCTCAGCAACGGCCTTACGGTCGAAGCTGGTGGGAAGAGGTTCATACTTCTTCAGAAATGAAGATGCCTGAGCGTCTCGCCAGTAGTCATCAGCAAAGAGGTAGTTGTCCGGGTCAACTTCCAAAGTGGCAAGTTGATCCCACTCTCCCGCCTTCAACAGCATAGCAGCTGCAAGCGAGCGAGGGGTGGCGAGGCCTTCGAAAAGTTCGAGGGCCACTTGCTTCACGAATTGTGAAAGCATAGTTCGTCTCCAAGACGGGCCTTAGGAGGCCCTAGACCGAACGGGGAGTCACGCTACCACTTACGTGGGAGCGTAACCAGCCTCGATGGATCCGACGGTAGCGGCGTTTGCAATCAGGTTTGCGACCTGAGAAGCAAACTCGTTGACGTCGGTCGACACCACGTTTTGCGGGACAGCGAAACTCGCCGTCATGCTCAACGTGGAGCGAACTTCGGTCTGCCCGGTGTTCGAATTCGTGTAGACACTCGGAAAAGAAGCCGAGAGGTCCACACGACGCACGTTGCCTTGCTGGTTGGCGCGGGCCGTGATCGAGTACGTCGGCTTTTGGCCGGCAGTACCCGTCGCGGTCTGCGACTTCCAAACGGCAGGCGAGCGATCGCCACCGGACGCGGAGACGAGGGACCAGGTGATATTGGTCGTCCCGTCAGCCTTTTTGACAGTAATGTCAGCAGCAGTGGTCATGTAACCACACTCCTCAGTGAACAAGAGCGGTATCAACCGATCTTGGACATCTGTTGCACCAACAGCGATATTGCTGTGGCGCCCCGTGCGACACTAATACTCTTAAGCGGAGTAAAGGTGAACACGGGGGACGTGATACCCCCACCTCTGCCCTGGTTGTAATATTCAGTCTGGACATCTCGGACATAGTCCAAGGGTCCAGTACCGAAATATACATACTGGGAAAGGTTACGAGTAGACACGACCTTAACGCGTGTAGAAGTATATCCCTCCTTAAGTTGATAGCCCCAAAAGTCGGTCATAGCCGAAAGGCATTGACCTACATTTGAGAACCAGTCAACGACAAAGGAAAATGGGACAGCCTCCCACGCGACAGATAGGGGATTCACAAACCCCATCTGATTCGCAACCGCCAAGTTTGGATTCTCAACGGCTACAAGGCCGCCCATCCGAACACCACCGCTCCAGCTGTCGCTGGAGTAGCGTTTTTCAAGAAGGGTGCCATTGAAACCGATTGAGCTCGACGATGTACTGCCCTGGAAATGGGCCCTACCATTGATACGTTGCAAGGACGTGGAAGATTTCCCAGTACCCTGCATAATATCAATAGAGGACCCAATGTCCTGGACTAAAGGTTCCCAGCCGAAGTGAAGCTCGAGCCATCGATCAGCAGCTTGCTTAGCACGCCGCTTGATACGACTAGCTTTAGATTTACTCAGCTTGGCACCTAAAGCTTCTGCAGCACCAATCACATCACCCTTGCGTATGTGTTCGATACTCGAAGAGATCGAACGCACATGCTGCATAATCTGTCCGAGGGACTTACCGGATTCCGCAATGTTATTAGCATTTTGGGCCGAGTCTTTCATGCTGTCAACAAACTTTTGATAAGCTTTGTTGTTGGCACGGGACAGATCGCCGCTTGCGAGGTCACCTACACCAGGTGGAACCTCAACAGAGGCGTCGTGCGGGTTGGTAGGGGTATAAGTAGGATTATGATTTGAATCCTCACCGTCGCGGTACCTACCGTCGAAATTGAGAATCTTGTACACAAGGAGTGAGTAGTCGAGAGGCTGAGGGTAATGACCCTTAACCTTCTTCTGCGCATTCCAGTACGAGTATCTCTCCATCGACTTGTAGGAACCGTTCTGAGTGTACTTATACGAGTTCCTAGTGAAACCCATGGGTTATCCTTTCAAAAGAAAGAATAACTGAACCGCTTGCGAGGCGGCCGTGGGGAGCGAAGCGGGCTCAACCGAGCCAGAATCGCGCAACCAGTTGGCAAGATCCTTAAGGATCTCGATTAAAAGACCCAAGAGGAGTAATACTTCTTTTGTGTCCATAATCGATAGCGTAACGCTAGTAGCCAAAGAAGTGGTTGGGTGTAAACTACGTCAAACGGAGCTAAACCGCCTGAGAGCCTAAAGCACGGCACGTAGTAGAAGGTGAGCCCCAAGGGGC